GTTTCCCAGTCACGATCTGCTGGATTCTTTTTTTTAGGGGGTTTAACCTCACCACGTGCTAATTTTTCTCTGTATTCTTTAAATGCATCTTTTTTCATGTTTATAATTTCCAATTTATTATTAAAATTCATTAACTCATGCCATATATTAAGCACTAAAAATCAATGTTTAGCACTTACCACATACCATTACACCAGTTTAAGTTAAATGGTGTTTTTTAATAGCCCTCAGTCGTTGTAATAATCATATAAATCTAAATCTTTTCTCCACGCTCTTTCACATAACCATTTGTCAGGTATAATAGATATTTCAAATAAATGACGCTTACGCTTCATCATAGCACATATACTACTAACACTGGTATCCTCATACTTTTTTTCTAAAACACATGGAGGATAGCCTAATATTTCGTATTCATACCATAATCTAAAAGGTAGTGGCTTCTCCAATTTATTCATAGTAGTTTCTCTCTCAATCCATGACTAACAAACATTCTAATAATTTGTGCTTTCTTTCTACCTGTTCTTCTACATAAATTATCCATAGCTTCTTCGTCTGATTGGTAAAGCCTTGTGTAGCAAACATCACCAGTGCTTTGGTCATCAGGTGGTAGAACCTTATTCTCTGGCTGATTTAGTGCTTCTATTGCAACGAGTATTTTATCTAATTTAGTTTCCATTTGATTCATCCTTTTCCTTGTTAGTAGTTTTATATATTTCTATGATTTTTTCAACACTATAGATATTATCTATACCAAGTGCTTTAAATAACCTAACCAATTCCTCTGTTTCTTTTTTAGTATCTGTAGTAGTCATCCTTTACGGCCTCCTGATAATAAATATAAAATAACAATTCTACACAGCCCAACGCTGCAAACCATTCATCATAAGCTTTTATCTCTTCGTTTGTCATGTGATCACCTCCTTTCAACATACATAATATAATCATGGTATATAGTTTGTCAAGCCCTGTAAATAATATAATTAAAAAATATGGGAAAAGAGGCTACCAAACTCCGTTCCCATACTTCCAAGATATTTAATTTTATTTAAGGAGAAAACACCGTCTATTATTAAACCATGTTTCTTGTAAGTAAGATAGGTTACATTAAACAACCAACTTCTCACACCCATAACCTCTATGCAAACCTTTTTTAGCTTTACCATTAGCAACATTTCTCATACTCCTATAACTTAAATCATTTTTGTCACAGAATTCTGAAAGATTAAATACTATTTCTTCAAAACCATCTGGATCAGTAATTAACCATCTCTTTCTATTGTGTATTATTTTATGCTCAGGCAAAGTAACTAATTGTAAATTATATATATGATTATTAATTTTATTAAAATCCTTATGGTGTACTATTTCTTCTGATCCCAATTTTCTACCTATAAATTCTTCAACTATATTTCTATGTTCAGAAACCCATTCTCTTCCAACCTTAATAAAAGCGTAACCTCCTGATATCTTTCTACTTCCTTCTGGTTTAAGTGTTGGTTGTATATGGGAATTAAAATAAGTTTTTAATGTATTAGAAATCTTTTGTTTAGTTTTTTCATCGTGTTTAACACCTGTCTTTGTATTAGAAATTTTTCTTTTACTTTCATCACTAAGTTTGTAACCTGTTGGTCTTCCTCTACGTCTTTTTGTTTTAGCCATACTACCTCCTATTATTTTTAACCACGTGACAATAAGGAGGTTACTTTAATATGACCATAAAAAGGGCTAATACTAATTAAAGTAGAAGCCCTTATATTATTTAACGCACTACAAAAGTGCGTCAGCTTTTAATCATCTAAGCAGTTTTCATAACGCCATGAAGTTCTTCGGCACCATAATCTAGGCCCCATTGTCCGTAAAGCATACCTGATCTAGCTGCACCAGCGGTAGATTTTTCCTCATAGAAAAGACCACCCTTTTCAGGCACTAAGCACCATACGTTTTTAACATAAGGCATATTAATGAAGTAGATAGAATCGGCAGGGATATGAGCGTCATAACCAATACCAAATTCACCAAAGTCAGTAATAAGGGTCTGCAGATTAACACCGCCTACTATACGATCTCTGGGCTGAGTTTGCAGATTCAAACTATAAAGATCACTAAGTTTGATTTTAGCAGCAGAACCTACCCAAATAACGATACCAGACATATCTACACCAGAGTCAGCCATACCTGCCACATGTGTATCAATTTCTGCTTTAGTAAGTGTGGCTACACCACTAATGGTAGTAGTATTAGTAGTAATAGCTTCTACCAAACCTCTGGTTTTACCAGCTACACCAGCACCTGTAGATCTCTGATAAGAGCCATTCCAAGAGGAGTAGTTAAGATCAGTATAGATCTGTTTCAAAGAAGCAGTAGTGTTATGATTATGCACGTCATCGATAGCATTAATACCATCAAGACTTCCATAGTCACTGGAGTTACCAATAAGTTTATTGTAAGAGCTAAGCATTTTATAGGTAGTAACAACATCACGTTTTACAATTTGACAGCTATTAACATCTTGATCTCTTGTATAGTTCTCAGGAGTTCCTTGTGTAAGAGCGTCAGTTTCAGTAATAACCTGTTGTGTACCACTTGCGATAGTCCATGAAGAGCTTACAGCGAAGTCGAAGTTAGATACTAACCTTGCTTCTGAGCCCAGTGCTGCTTGAAAAGGAGTGTTTCCATTCCCTAACATAAATAATTCACCCGCATATTGCGGAAAGTTCTCTGTAGTTGCAGTTGCCATAATAATATTCTCCTATTTTAAGTTATTAATTTTACTTTGTTTCAATTTTACTAATTCAACGAAATTGTTTTCTTTTATAGCTTTATTAATTTTACCATCTAATGTGGTTGGCACTATATCGGAATTATGTGATCCAGAACCTTGTCTACCAGAACTAACAAAATATCTAGGTTTATTCTTTTTAAAATCACTTCTAAAAAAGGCACCAACATTTTTACCGGTAGCCTCACCATTTTTGTCTACACAAACTATGTCACCAGTTTCATCAAGTTTAAAGTTAGATTTTGTTAGAGTAATTACATCATCAACATACTCTGGATCAATACCTGCTTTAATTGCTTCTGATTTAACTTTACCTTTAATAGTCATGTTGTTAATGGTATCTTTAGCTCCCATAAGTTCGTTCTTTAAAGCCTCAATATCTGGCTCATCACCAGACTTGTCTAAGTTAGCAACCTTTTTTTCGAGTGCTTTTTTCAAAGTCCTCTCTTTTGTTAATGCTGATTTAAGACCACCAATGTTTATTTCAAATTTCCCATCTGAGTTTTCAACATATAAGTCCTGATATTTTTCATCCACACCTTCCAATGTATCAATCGTTTCTTCTAATGCCATAATAACCTCCCGTTATTTTTAATGTGGGTAATTCCCACCTTTAGTTTTAATAGCCGCCATAGCGGCCTTTAGATTTATTCAATTCTTGGCTTACCAGTGTCGAGATCCTCAGCATTATCATCTCCCATGATTTGCTTACCGTTCTCATCAACATAAGGTTGCTCTGCCTGTAAAGCCTTTTCAGCCTCTTCCTCTAACAGCTTAATGTCCTCATCAATGTTAAAGTCGGGGGCTAAAACTCTCCGTCTTTTCATCTCTTTTTGAAATGCTGGTAATGAAAGACTTCTATTTTGTCTCATTTTCAATAGTATATTACTTTCAGAACCATCTTTTAATTGTAAACCAAAATCAGTGCTTACCATAACAACACCACTTCTAGGGATTCCCTCCCAGTCACTCATGATGCTATTAACTTTACCAATCATTTTCTGCAGCTTTATTGCTAATGTCTGTAAAGAACAATTAATATCTGATATATCCAATGACCTTGAAGTAGCTGTTTCACTCTCACTTTCATTAAGTAGTTCTAAACTTTCAAGCATCATTCTATCTTCTAAGTCTTTAACCTCTGACATACCAGCTTCAATAGCTTTACCAGTGTGCTCTACATAGTTTAAACTACTTTCATCCGGCCCCATAATGGCTGAGTTAGACCCAACAGTAAGGCTATCCTCTTCATCAAAGCCAGTGCCAAATAGAATAGGCACACGAGCGACATGTGTTATATTCATTTGATCAGACATAGACTGCCAGTGGGCTCTATTAAGATTAGCTAAGTCTTGTAGAGGAGATTCACCAGCATAGAATCCTATTTTCTTACCATACAGTGGCACTAATGGTATATAACTTAAACTAGTTTCACCACTATCATATACTTTCCATGAGTTATCAGTAGTGTCTTGCCTATACAATTCCCAATACCCAGGATAAAGCACTCTAATTTGCTCATATGTTCGTGTTCCCCACTCTCCATATGGCTCAGTATAATACTCCTTTATATGGGCTCTAGTTAGCACTGTTCTACCATTAACAACACCAGACACTGCATTAATTAATTGTTCAGCTTTTATATGGATACAGTAAGGTCTTAGGTTGGCGTCCAATTCATCTGCTAATGTCATATCTACTTGATTACGTGGAAAATCCACATATACAAAACTAATACCTTTAATTAGCATATCTCTAAATACTTCTCTATAGAAAGCGTTTAAATCATTACCAGTTAGATCTAAGTTTTCATTATAATCTACTATAGTGTCATTGGTATCTTCACCTAATACTACTGGGCTTTTAAACACTCTTCCAGTATGGTTTTCTACTGCCCAACTGAAATAGTTTTTTAGTGTACTTCTATTTAGTCTGTTTAAATACTGTTGGTCACTCTCTTGAGGCTCTTTAGGTAGATACAACCTACCAGCCTCTTTCATGGCTTTTTCACCACCTATCAGTGTCATAGGAAGCTGCCAATTCTCTAACATTACATCATATATGTCAGAAGTGCTACCTACAGTTCCAGACTTATTATTAATTATATTTAGCATTATTATCTCCTTGTCTATTAGACTAATAATTCCATAGTTCTCATAGGGGCTCTAACTGTTTGACACACATAACGAGTTTCATCAGCTATATGATCTTCAGAATCAGTGCCAATATCCTCTATATTCTTTTCATCTCTCATCAACGTAGGCACAGTTCTTATCCAATCTCTACATGAATCAAACACCCATAGTCCTGGACTTTCTGGTATATCTTTCTTTGCTTCTGACATTAAGCCTACCATAGACTGCCAACCAGGGATTCTTTCATTATCAGCCGGCTTAAATGGTAGTCTCTTAATCTTATTAAACTGTTTCATGATACTTGGCCCAGACTGATCTCTAAATATAGCTGGGTCAGCAATCCATTGTGACACATTTAAGTCTTTAGTTCTTTCCCAAATACCTATAGCCATCTTTTCATTGTCTAACCTTAAACCTTTATCAGCAATAGTCATACCTTTATTATCTCTTTCGGCTATATACCACTCATTAACGCGTATAATAGAGCCTCTTGGGAATTTTCTCCCGTCGGGTAATACTTTACCATCACTCTTAACCCATATACCTAATGAACCAGGCTTTTGACTACCCCAATCAAAACCAACTATATACTTCCACCCCTTGGGTATAGCAAAAGGTTTAATAATATGTTTAGCAGGGTCCCATACACCATCAAAGAATCCACCTGCAGCAATATCCCAACTACCTTCTAACCAAGCAGCTCTCTTCTGTGGATTTTCAATACTATTTAAATGGTCCATATACTCAGGTTGTGCTTTTAGTAGAATTCTATTCTCTTTAATACTACCATGGATACGCATTCTAACTTGACCAGCGTCATTAATGATTTTAGTACACGGTGCTCCTGGATCAATAAAATATCTTTTAACCCAACTATGACCAGCTCCCCATGGATTACATGTAGCTCTATACTTAATAGGCACTCCTATAACACTACATCTATTACAAGCCTTCATACTGTCATAACATTCAATAGTAGGCCAGTTAGTAAGCTCTTCCCATCCAATCCAAGGATATTCATGCCCATGATAATTCCAATAATCGTCTGCTCTTTTCATGTGCCTAAACAATAGTTCCTCACCATCAGGAAAAACCCATTTATTTACACCATTAGAGCCTAAAAACTTAGCATCAGGATATAGTTGTGTATAATACTTCTTTGTTCTACTAATAACATCACTAAGTTGTGGAAAACTCTCTCTAAATAATATACCTCTATACGCAGCACCAAAGCCCTTACCAACTCCTTGTAAGAAATCTATGATTAAGGCGTCTGTCTTACCAGGGCCACGTGTTCCTTCATACAACACTTCCCAATAAGGACATGTAACAAACGCTGTTTGTGAGCCAGGCTGTGGCATCCATATAACCTTATCAGTCATTCTTAGACTCCCAATACTCTTCCCACTGTTTTGGTGAGCTATCGGGCACTACTATAATTGGCTTCCCACCGTCAGTAAGCTCAACCTTATTATTATTAACAAAGTCTCCTTGTGCTTTACCAAGGTATTCAGAAGCTTTAAGCCTAACTGTATCATTACACGAAGGGTTGTTCATAATAGCTGTCCAGAATTTCTCCCGGCTGTGTTTATCAGCAACCTCTTCATCTGCATCAGACTTCTTATAGTATTCTATTTGAGCTTGAACTCTTGCATGGTTTCTAAGCTTGTTTAAGGTATTACTTTTAGTGCCTGGAGCATAACCCGCTTCTAATACAGCTTCATGTTCTGACATCCCATCAGCAACTAACCGGCAGTAATTTAATTGTCGCGGCGTTAATCTCATTAATACCCCCCATAATATAAATTTAAATAACAATAACATAGTTAGTTAATTACAATCAATGACAAACACATAGGGGAGGGTATAACAACAACCTAACAGAACTTAATCAAATAAGCACTGCTGCTCTTCTATTCTATTTAGTTCTACTATATTAAGCACTACTATATACTACTACTACTATGTGGGAAAAGTCGGGGGGTAAATAGGCTCCTGGTTCCCACGATTGATTGATAAAAAAAAGAGGAGTTATAAATAAATATACTATTAATAAATAGAGTATAACATATACAATTGTATAAGTAACAACTAACAATAAACTCCTAGTGCTTTCGACGATCTCCATACTCTTTTATTTAGAACTGCTTTTCTATTTGATTTAACACTACTATTACAATTACTAATGTCATTATATACATAGATAGCTGTATCTCTTTATTTAATACTACTACAGCTACTCTACTGCTTTTCTACGCTACTCTATTAAGCACTATTGCTTTTCTACTCTATTAAGCACTACTACATAGCAGTTACTATCTATACACTATATACTATATACCTCGATCGATTCCTCTCGATATCGACATTTCGAATAATAAAGATATCGACGATATAACAGTGAATTGAGGGTATTACTTACATTTATATGTCATAAATAGTTCTTTGGCATAAGATGTTAATATAATACACTGGCTATGGAGGTTTATCATAGGGATACACCAGTAAGCTATAGCTATCATTTGTATGAGTAGTAATAGAGACACCCCCCCCCCCCTACCCACTGGGAGTCGAGGGGCTGGGAGTCGAGGAGTAGGAGTATGGATAACAATGGGATAGAGCTACTGTGTAGCATTAAAAACAAATTC